GATGTCTACGCGGTTAACCCGGTGACCAAGGCGACGCTGGGCTTCAACAAGCAGTTCACGGTCATCTCGTATAGCTCGAATAGCCTGGTGTTCTATCCGGCCATGATCTGGTCCGGAGCCTTCCAGAACATCGCGGTGACCTCGGGCGTGACCGATCTGAACACGAAGGCCATCACGGCAGTCGGCACGGCCGGCACGTCCTATCGCCAGAACATGGTGTTCGACAAGAACGCCTTCGCGCTGGTGAGCGTTCCGTTGATCTCGCCCCCGGGCGCGACCGACGTGGGCCGCGAGACCTACAAGGGTACGAGCGTCCGCGTGATCCCGGTCTACGACGGCATCAACGACGAAAGCATGTGGCGTCTGGACGTGCTGTACGGAGTCAAGGCGATCGACCCGCGCCGTGCCACCCGTATCGCCGGCACCGGCGCTTAAGGCATCTGAACCGGGGCTTCGGCCCCGGCTCTTTCCCCACATTCCAGTTCAAGGATTACCGATATGGCTATCAAACAGCTTTCCGATGGCGGTGCCGAGGGCACGCTTCTCGGCCAGTCGTCCAGCGACAAGCTCGGGTTTTTCGGCCTCACCACGCCGATTGCCCGCCCGACCATCACGGCGGTCACCACCGCGACCGCAACCACGGCGCTGAACGAGACGCGCATCAACCGTCTCTATGCGGCGCTTGAGAGCCTTGGCCTGATCGCCACGGCGTAGGGGGAAGGGCCGGTGTCCAATCTCTATTTCGATGCCGGCCCATCTGCCTCCGGGCAGAAGGTCATGCTTGCGACCACGGCTTATGACAGCCCGGACGCAAGCTATACGTTCTCGATCGCGCGCAGCCGTGCCGCGTTGGCTGCGGCCGCAATCCCGTCCGCGTACCTGATGTTGCAGGGCAATTGTCATGTGGACGATGCGCGCAACACGGTTGTTCGAGACTTCCTTGCCTCCGATTGCACGGATCTTGTGTTCCTGGATGCCGACGTATCTTGGGAGCCGGAACACCTGATCCAACTCTGCAAGTTCGATTGCGATCTCGTCGGCGGGGTTTATCCCTACCGTCGTGAGGGCGAGGGCATGCCGGTGCGAAACATGCCCGGCGTCTTCGAGCCGGATGAGAACGGACTATTGGAGGTCGAAGGACTCCCGACCGGCTTCATGCGCATCAAGCGCCATGTGCTTGAAGCAATGGCCAANNANNCGCNGTNTTTCGTGAAGGATGGGCATGGCCCGATCCCGATCCTATTCGAGCGCGATATCTACGGCGGCGGCCGTAGGGGCGGGGATATCCGCTTCTGCATGAAGTGGCGCGAAATGGGCGGCCGGTTGTTCGCTGCCGCTGAAATGCGCCTCGGTCATTGCGGCAAGCAGGTTATCACGGACAGCCTTGGCGCATGCCTCCGCAGGCAATCCGGGCAAACCCTCTCGCACGTCGCCGGTCTCATTCGTGACGGCAAGGAAACGCTTGGCACTTATGCCGAGGCGATCCGTGCTGTTGATAACCCATGGGGGGCAAGCGCCGATATTCTCTCGGTCGCGGTGCTTCTGGCGCGCAAAGCGACGGGGCCGATCCTGGAAGCCGGGTCAGGTCTGTCCACCATCCTGATGGCTGCGGCGAATCCCGGTCAAACGGTCTGGTGCATCGAGCATTCGGAGCAGTTCGCTCGCCAGCTTGAGGACATGGCCGCTGCGGCGGGTGTGCGCAACATCGCGCTCGTGACCTGTCCAATCAGAGACGGTTGGTACGACTTGAGCGAGGACATGAAAGCACTTCCCGACAGGTTCGCGCTTGGCCTGGTCGATGGCCCTCCGCGCCAAATCTCCGACCGGATGAGATTCTTCGATGTGTTCGGGGATCGCTGCGAGGTCTTCATTGCCGATGACGCCAACGACCCGGGCTATACGGACAGGTTGACGACCTGGGCGGAAGGTGCGCGCCGACCGATCCAGATTGATTCCCGCGCCGCCGTGATCCTCCAGAAGGAGGCAGCATGACGCTTCTGTCCATATGCACCGATGCTGCCGACGAACTGAAGGTCGATAGGCCTTCGTCAGTTATCGGCAACCCGCAGCCCCAGGTGCAAAGCCTCCTTCGCTACGCCAATAAGGTCGGCAACCGCATGATGAAAACGGTTGACTGGCAGATCTTGCGTAAGGAGCAGACTTTCACATCGATCTCAGGCGAGACGCAGACCGGAATCCTGCCGGACGATTTCGACCGATTCGTGACGGAGACATTCTGGGATCGATCGGCACAGAAACTCATCACGGGCCCGATTTCCGCCGTGCAATGGCAGAGCCTCAAGGCGGGCGGGTACAGCGGCGATCCAAAGTTCATCTATCGTGGCGGCGCCGTGGCGATCCTGCCGGCCTATGGTGCTGGTTCCTCGCTCGCGTTCGAGTATGTCTCCAAGAATTGGTGCCAGTCAGCCGGTGCTGACGCCCAAAACGCGTGGGCCGCTGACACGGACACGCCCATTCTTGACGAGGAACTGTTCATCCTCGGGATCAAACTGCTGTCCCTGACCGACGACGGCCAGCCCAACGGNGTGGCGGCGAAGGANTTNGACGATTATTTCGCAACCCTGCTGGGCAACGATCAGCCGTCAGCGGGGATCATGGTTTCCGCCGATATCTTCGGCGGCGGGCGTCACTTCGGCGGGGCGCCGTCCGTCAATGGCAGCGCGTTGNTGTTGTCCTGATGGCAAGTTCAGCGACCCTATCGCGCGCACCTTCACGGTCCAAGGCTCTGCCGCCTCCGGTCGGCGGATGGGATACGCGCCAAGCCCTTGCGGACATGCCGGTTGAGAATGCCGTCATTCTCGATAACTGGTTCCCGTCCACAGATAAGATCACGCTGCGCCGGGGCTATTCGTCTTACGCAACGGGGATGAGCGGCAATATCGAAAGCCTCATTCCTTACACGCCGCTGTCCGGCACGGGCGAACTGTTCGCGGCAAATGATGGCAATATCTACGACGTGACCGATTCCGGCGCTGTCGGTTCTGCCGTTGTCACGGGAATGACCAACGACCGCTGGCAACACGTCCAGATCGGCACATCGGGCGGTCAGTTCGTGATCGCCATGAACGGCGCCGATACCCCGCGCATTTATGATGGGTCCAGTTGGTCAACGACATCCTTCACCGGCCCGACCGTGACCAACCTCGTGTGGTGCAATCTACACCAACGCCGTTTGTGGTTCGGCGAGGAAGAGAGCCTTAGCGCGTGGTATCTCGCTGTCAATTCGATCAGTGGGGCTGCGAGCGAGTTCACATTGAAGGGCCTCGCGGATGCCGGTGGATACATCATGGCCATGGGAACGTGGTCGCGCGACGGGGGCGCTGGTCCTGATGATGCGTGCGTTTTCTATACCTCGGAAGGACAGGCCATCGTCTATTCCGGGATCGATCCTGCAACCGCAGCGGATTGGGCGCTGATCGGCGTCTANAACATCGCCAAGCCAATCGGCCGGCGCTGCATGCTCAAGTGGGGCGGCGATCTCATCCTGATTACGCAGGATGGTTTTATCCCGGCGTCCACATTGACGTTGGATCGCGCCGAACAAGGCAAGTTCGCCGTCAGCCTCCAGATCAACAAGGCCGTCAACGACGCGGTCAGGGCGGGCGGTTCGCTGTTCGGCTGGCAACCCTTCCTTTATCCGAAGGGCTCGATGCTGATCTTCAACATCCCGCAATCGAGCACGAAAGCGCATCAATACGTGTTCAACACGATCACGCGGGCGCCGTGCAGATTCACGGGGGTTAATGCCCTTTGCTGGGGCCTGATGAACGATAACGCCTATTTCGGCGGCACGGACGGCAAGGTCTACAAGTTCGACGACGGCAGTTCGGATAACGGCACGGCAATCATGGGCGATGCCCTACAGGCCTTCAGCTACTTCGACAGCCCAAGCTCGAATAAGGCNTTCAANCAGGTNGANCCGATATTCGAGAGCAACGGCAACCCNAATGCGGCCCTGGANCTNAATACCGATTTCCGNGTGCGNGCTCCNACAGGTGTACCCTCTGCCTCGGCGGTTACCTCAGCGCGGTGGGGCATCTCCAAATGGGGAGTCGGGACGTGGGGCTCCGCGTCCCAGATTTATCGTGGCTGGCGCGGTATCCGTGGGCGGGGCCGGTCGGCTTCCCTACGTATCCGGGTGAGCACGACCAGCGCCCGACCGTCGTGGATCGCAACGAATTTCCTCTTTGTGCCTGGGGGGCAGAAGTAAATGATGCGGCTTGAGTACGATAAAGCCGCCGCCGTCGCCTGGTGGAACGCGCGGATGGATCAAGTTGCTCTGGAGAAAACCCAGAGCGCCATTTGTGTGGTCGATCCCAACACCAATCAAATCATAGCAGTTGCCCTGTTCCATAACTTCAAGGGCCACGACATAGAAATCGGTTTCGCCGCCGATGATCCCCGATGGGCAGAGCGAGGCGTTATCCGCGCGATCTTCCATTACGTGTTTGAGCAACTCGGTTGCTCCAGGCTCACCACGATCACGGCGAAGAATAACAAGCGGGCGCGCAAGCTCGACGAAGGCCTCGGGTTCAAACTTGAAGGTGTCCATGAAAACGGAATGGCGCCTGGCGTAACGGCAATCTCCTACGGGATGACGAAGGAAAACTGCAAATGGCTTGGCTGATCGATCCTGATTTCGGCTCGCGCTGGCGTCGGATGGCCCGCAAGAGTGGCGGTAGCAGCGCAGCGCCTGCGGCTCCAGATCCGGTCGCAACAGCGAACGCACAGGCGGCGGCCAACAAAGAGGCCGTGCGCGAATCCGCATTGGTCAACCAGATCAATCAGGTCACGCCCTACGGCACGTTGAAATATACCGGCGAAGTCGGCGCTCCAGATCGCACGGCCACGACCACGCTATCTCCTGCCCAACAGCAGATGCTCGACCTGACCAATCAGGCGGGGATCAAATNCGGGCAGACCGCGAATACGCAGTTGGGGGCGGTGTCGGATCGCCTCGCCCAGCCGCTCGATTTCTCGTCCCTCGGCGCGGCGCCGGCCGCCAATGAGCAGACGCGCCAGCAGGNCTATGACAGCATCCTCCAACGCAANCAGCCGCAGGCACAGCAGCANTTNAACGCGCTCGAAACCCGGCTGGCCAACCAGGGCATCCAGATCGGCTCTGACGCCTGGAAAGCCGGGATGGACGATTATAACCGATCGCAGAACGATTTCCGCCTCGCGGCAGACACGCAGGCCGGGAACGAGATGTCGCGCATGTTCGGGCTTGAGCAGGCNGCGCGCAATCAGGGCATCAATGAACTGGTGCAGCAGCGCCAGATACCGCTCAATGAATTGTCGGCCATGCTCTCCAGTTCGCAGGTGCAAACACCGCAATTCCAGAACACATCTCAGTACAACGTTGAGGCACCGGACATCGCTGGAATGACATATGCCAATTACCAAGGTGCGCAGAACATGTACGCCGCGGACCAGCAACGCCGTGCTGCCAATACGCAGGGACTTTACAGTTTGCTTGGTTCGGCCGCTACGGCTGCACCACTGATGACTATGGCTTGGAGTGATGCGCGTCTCAAGCGCGATATTCGTCGCGTCGGCTCGCTCCGTAACGGGCTTGGCCTGTATGCCTTCCGGTACATCTGGAGCACGGCGGAGCATATCGGCGTGATGGCGCAGGAAGCACTCGCGGTTATCCCGCGTTCTGTTGTCCGACATCCGAGCGGATTCCTCATGGTCGATTATCGGGAGATCGCCCGTGCTTGATGCGCACACTCTACGAGAACTTCTGGATTACAACCCGCTCACCGGGGAATTCCATTGGCGCAAGCTCCTCTCGCGTAAAATGCCGCCGGGAAAGCCCGCAGGAACGATCGACAGTAAGGGCTATGGCGCGATCTGCATTAACCGCCGTATCTATCGCGCGCACCGCCTGGCGTTCTTATATGTATACGGCCGCTGGCCAAGCGGGCAAATCGACCACATCAATTGCGATCGGACCGACAACCGAATTGGCAATCTGCGCGAGTGTTCTCAAACTCAGAATAACGCCAACACAGCTCAGCGGATGACAAATAAATCCGGCATCAAAGGCGTCTCTTGGGCCGCCCGGAGCGGCAAATGGTATGCTCATATCCAGTGCGGCGGCCGCCAAACAAATCTGGGGGAGTTCCAGCGCATTGAAGATGCCCAATCGGCCTACGCGTCTGCTGCGAAAGCCAAGTTCGGCGAATTTGCGAGGGTTGAGTGATGGCACAAGGATTTGGTCGAGGTCTTCCCGGAGATTACCTGACGGGCGGACAGGGCACGCGCCTCGCGCGGATGCTGATGCAGCAGAACGCCAATAACGGCACCACCGCAGGTGGCCTCGCCCATGTTCTCCAAGGGCTCACCAGCGGGATGCTAATGGCGCATGATATCGGTGCGGCCAAGAAACTCGAAACCGACACCACAGCGGCGAACGACGCGATGGTTCGGGGCATGAGTGCTACGCCGTGGGTCAACCCCGATACAGGCATGCAGACTATCGAACAGGCGGGCACGGGGAAAATGGTCCCGACCGGACCCGCAGGAGGATACGAAGGCGGACTTGCTGCTCTCTCCAACCTACAGGGCAACGCGCCGGCAGGAAGGCTGTCGCAAAACCTGATGATGGCGAAGCTNGAGCGCGACCAGAATTTGCAAGATTTCGACAAGAAACTTGCCGCCCAAAAGGACCTTCTGAAATTCGGAATCGACAATAANCCGCAGATGGTCGCGCCGGGGAATACCGTGTTTCAAGGCGGCAAGGCGATCTACACAGCGCCGCAGAAACTGACGCCGGGCGTTGACATCCCGTTGCCCCAGGCCGTTGCTGATCAGAAAAAAGAGATCGCGGACGCGTCCAGCCGTGGCGGCAACTATTACGCCGTTCAGACCAGCACCGGGACAATGCTCATTAATAAGAAGGATGGCATGGCGCAGCAAGTCGGCCAGGATGCGTCCGGAAATCTTGTGCCGATCGGACAGCCCTTCAAGTTCATGCAGGACAACAATGGGCAGCCAACGTCCATGCAGCAGCCGGGTACGCAGATGCCCCCGGGTGCGATGAGCGCTGCCCCGCGTCCGCTCCTTGCGCCCTCGATCGACCCAAGCGCACAAGGTGCCGTCGCGGCCGCAAAGGCTTCTGGNACGGCCCAAGGAACGACGCAGGGCACATCGGCCGCTAACATGACCAACTCCACACAGTCCAAGGATTATGTCCTCGGGTTGATCGATAGCGTTGCCAATCATCCCGAGCTTGGGAAGGCGACGGGCTTTGCGTCGTATCTCCCGGCAATCCCGGGCTACAACACAGATGTNCGNTCNCGNGTNGAGCAGTTGCAGGGCAACAACTTCTTGCAGGCATATCAAGGATTGCGCGGCGGCGGCGCGATCACGGAGGTCGAAGGCGCGAAGGCGCAAGCGGCGCAAGCGCGCCTCAATACGGCGCAGACCGAGGAAGAGTTCAA